GTAAGGCAAAGGCTATCTCCAAGAATGACCAAGGCGGGTCACAACTAATGAATTTAATTTTAGATAAATATGTTATTCCTAACGCCAACGCACAGTTTGACTTCTTAACTAAAATGCGGATGGTTGATATTTATTCAAATATTTACGGGGACTTCTTCACCTTAACTGATTGGGATGTCAAAAAGAATGGCTATGTAGGCCCCGATGTATGGCTTCTTAATATTAGAGATATATTCCCGCAGGTCGGTGCTGTGTCGCTAGAAGACAGCGACTATATAATTGTGAGGACTTGGAAGCCTCTATCTTACTTCGAGGCCATTGCTAAACAAAAAGGCTTTAAGAATGTTCCTAGTATCATAGCCAAGTTAAAAGATATGGGTGGAAGTAAGGGTAAACGCGATAGTAACTCAACCTCAAAGCGTGAAGAAGTGGAGTATTCATCTAAAGTAGACAGTAAACCAGGCTTCTATGAAGTTCTAACCATGTTTGAAAGGGATAGGTGGACGGACTTCAGTGTTGAAGCGGATACTGAGTTTAGAGATATAGACAATCCTCACGATAATGGTGAACTCCCCGTAGATTGTAAGTATTCAATTCCCTTACTTGATGATTTTATGGGCTTTAGCGACTTTGAACGGGGTGGGTCAATGCAACAAGTGGTTAATTCGGCCTGGAATCTTTGGCTGGACTCAGTTAAACAACAGATATTCCCTCCCGTTGCAATAAATAAGGATGCAATAGCTGAAGCGTCATCTATTAAATGGGGTGCAGCGGAGAAGTGGATGTTTAGAACTGGCCAGGCTCCTGTTAGTAATGCAGTAACCCCCATAAATCTATCTCCTCAGGGCATAAACACCTTTACCAATGCCTATCAGATAGCCAATGCTTCACTCCTTAACTTATTCGGCACAACTGATACAACTGTAACACAGCAAACTGAAGCTGGGTTTGGCAAGACCCCCGATGCTTTGAAGATGCAACAGCAAAGAGAAAACACACGGGATAACGCCGATAGATTCTACATGGAGCAGTACCTCAAGAAAGTAATGAAGAAGATGGTTAATTTAATCACCAAGAAACAATCGGGCGCAATAACACTCCGCTTATTTGAACCAGAAGTAGAAGAGTTAGCTAGGGGTTATGAGGATATTAGAAACATGTGGGATGAAAAGTCGGGGAAGTTGAATATAAGTAAAAAGGACTTCGGCTCGACTCTGTTTGATTACGAAATTGTATCCGGCTCTACCTACGCCAATGATCAGAAAACCCAACAGGACAATCTTCAAATGCTGATGGGCCTTTATATGCAATCCCAGACTCCGCAAGGGAATGTGCTTGTAAGAGATTTAGATAGGGACGGCTTCATTCTCAAATTCGGCGAGTTGTTTAAAAGGTTTGTTTCCAAGTCAGGGATCCAAGACTGGGACAAGATACTTGTCGAGAAGACCGACAAGGAGAAGGGTCAAACGATTATGAACGATAACATGCAAATGCTTAATCAGGCTATGCAACAGATGCAGGGAGTAAATCAAGTTCCCCCACAACCCCAAGAAGCGAACGGTCAAATGATGTCTAATCAACCGCCAGCGGTATGAAAACGGCAATTAAACCAGACACATTCCATAACATAATCACGAAGGTAAAAGCTGAGGAAAAAAAGGTAAGTGAGGAAGAGCAATCCCTTTATGGTTTATCCCAACAGCACGGGTGGAAAATCCTCAAGGAATTTATTGAGGATTCGATAACAAGCCTGGATAGTGCCAATGAAATGGCAATATCTAAAGGTTTGTCATTTGAGGAGATAGGCAAAAATACCGTAGTGATTAGTTTGGCTAAAAGCAAGATTAAAGCAATTATAGACAAAGTAAACGATGCCGTTGAGGCCGTTGAAAATGAACAATGATGAAGAAATTGAAACAGAAACTCTTGATTTTACGAAACCGGATTTTGTCTTTATACCGAAGGGAAATTGTACCTGGAGGCAACAAGGCAATTACTTGGTATGTAAAAGCTGTGAAATCACTCACGCGTCGTGGATTGGTCCTGACAAAATCATGGTCGGCATTAATGAAAAAGGTCCAATTCTGAAACTCAGAAAGTTTGTACGTGGGTAGGCGGTGGCTCCTATCCACTTACAAGCCTTTTGGTTTGGGTTCTCGCATAACCAAAGCGGTGCGTTAGATGGTGGTGAGTAATTTTGACAACTCAAGATAAGGCGTTAAACGAAAGTGGGGAAGAAACCACGCTAGATACTACGCCGGTATCAGAAGAAGCGTCCGCGGAAGCTGTAGAAACTCCAACTGAATCGGCAGAGGAGGTTGAGGCAGAAGCAGAAGAAACGGAGGAAGCTCAAAAAAAAGGTTATTCGCAAAGGGTAAGAGAACTGAATACCCGTGCAAAGATGGCTGAAGAAAGGGCTAAATCACTCGAGGAGAGGGTGGCAGAACTAACTAGGACACAAGATGTACCTAATGTTTATCAACAATTTGATGCACCCGCCGAACCGTTGATTAAGCCAGGTGAGGAAATAGATGCATTCGAGCTTAACAAGAGATTGGAAGAGCGCGAAAGACGCATCATAGCCGGAGCCGATGCAACATCACTACTTCGTTCTAAACAGTCCGAAGCAATATCGCGCATCAACACTGAATCATCTGAAGCAATGAGGACATATCCAGAACTCGACCCCGACAGCGACACCTTCAATAAAGAGTTATCCGAAACTGTTACCGAAGCTGTAGAGGCTCATATAAAAGCTGACCCCTACAACGCATCAGTTAAGAAGTTTGTGTCCAGACTGATGAAACCCTATTTAGGGGCGGTGACACGAGAAGTGGGCAAGACGACAGAGACTTTAGCGAAGCAAGTATCGGAGTCTGCACTAAGACCTACTAATGTACACAAACCAGAGAAAACAGCGACAGAAATGACGCAAGAGGAGCTTGAACAAAGATTAGGGATTGTTCAATCTTAATGTTTTGCTTAGAAGAAGGTGATTAATTATGACAGCAATTGGTAGTGGAATAGGTGGTGTAACAAACCCGATTATCTCTGGTGGCGTAATAGCCAACGAGGTAATGACCTATTACGAGAAAGTCTTTCTTGCACGAAAGCAGTTTGAAATGGTTATGTCTGAGGGTTCTCAGAATAGAACTCATCCAAACAATAATGGTAGAACTGTTAATTTTACGAGGAGAAGTCCTCAAACAATTATCACTTCACCATTGGGTGAGCTTTCAAATCCTGTAACCTGTGTTGTGGATTCGTGTACGATTTCAATGACACTTTCCGAGTACGGTGTTACAAACGTAACTTCCAAGTTGGCAACTTTAATCGGGATTGATTCCCGAATGAAGGAAACAGTGGAGTCTTCTGGACAGAATATGCGAGAAACACTTAATAGGTTGGTAAGAGACGAGCTTAACAATGGTTCTTCCTTTTATGGAAACGATCATTTAGTTTCAACTCTTGCAGCTGGGGATACCCTTGATGCTTGCGATATTCGAGCAATCGTAAAGAAACTCGAACTTAATAAGGCCATGGCTTATCCCGATGGATTATTCATCGGTCAGACTGACCCTATAAGCAAGTACAACTTGATTGGTGATAGCACTTGGGTAAACGCACATACCTACAAAGATGGAAAAGAGTTATATCGTGGAGAAATGGGAGAACTCTATCAAATCAGATGGCTTTTGAATAAGGATTATGCCTGTGGAACTGAAGCAACGTCTACAGCGTCTTCGACGGTTGTAAGATTTTACACTTATGTTCACGGAGCAGACTCGTTTGGAACCTATGATTTGGAAGGCGATCAACCAAAACTCTATATTATAGCAAATGCGCTTGACTCTAACTCTCCGGCAGGTCGTGTATCATACGTGACTTGGGCGGGAAGCTATGCAACCAAAGTACTCAATTCAGATTGGGTCTATAGTTGCAGGTTTACAGTCAGTTAGGCACTCGCTTTACAGAAGCGTGTATTTGTAGTAAGGGGGGGAATGAAACCTAATAAATTCCCCCCCATCTGTAATACGACTATGGATTTAAGCAGACAACATGATATTAAGTTAGTGGAACAGGGGCTAAAGTCCTCTGACCCGTTAATGAGAAAGGTGGCGGGAAATGCCGGAAAGGAAATTAAGAGACAACTTAACGATAAAT